GTTATTTTTTCTTCTTTTTACGTCTATGTTGATAAGTTATCTTTTTACTGCTTGTTTTTTCTCTTTTAAACCTTGCTTTCTCTGCTGCGGTCATCTCTCCAACTGTCTTAGGTGTCTTACTTGATACACGTTTTTTGGGTCTACAAGCTGGATAACCTCGTTTTTCACCTTTTTTACGGCCACAAGGTTTACCAGTTTTTACATCAACCCAATTTTCTTTGAACCAACGGGTAAGTCCACCGCTACTTCTTGACACGTTTTTTCTCCACTCGGTAAGTACCGCCACGTTTTTTGTACTCTCGTACAAGCCACGCATTAGCGTAGGCACTAGGATATACCTTGAACTTACGCTAGCGTAAAGAGCTTTATTTACAGGAACATTCACTACGTTTTTTACCTCCCTTCTTTTTCTTCTTCTTTTTCTTTGTGGTGGAATGATACATAGTGGAAAAAGGAAACTCTTAATATATTCTAAACGAAGTCTGCCCTAGTGTCTCTGGTTTTGCAAGATTAAATTGCTGTAGACAAAGATAACCAAAAGCATCAAATGCGTGATCAACTCCCAGATTCTTATTAGGTAAACCTGTATTTGGTGCATATGTAAGAGTTCTAAGTGCTTTTATTAATTCTTTACATCTAGGATGTATCAAAGTCCTTCTTACACCTTCAGCATCATATAAAGCAGTATTTACAGCAGTAATCTTATCTCTGATCCTCCAAGGTGATTTAGGACTCATAACGGTAAAACCATTTCTTCTTAAGATCGTATGATCTGTAACTCCTACCCCACTAGTTTTTCTTGCACTACCAGTAGGGTCAGGACAGGCAATCACTCTTCGATCCACTCCATATCTTCTGACAACTTCCTCTGCAAAATCCCAAGTGGTAGCACCTCCTGTCAGCATGATCTCATCAAAGACATATAGTGTATCATTATGCTTTACAGCACAGATTCCTGCCATAGGGTCTACGTTAAAATCTAAACCCAACAACAATGGCAGCATATGAAGATCCTGCACTTCTTTATCAATATTTTCATCAGCAAAGCTAACAGCGACCAAACCAGTAAGATTCTCAAAACTTGCCTCAAACTCTTGTCTAAATGTTCTTGGGTCTAATTGGCTTCTAGCTGCTTCAACTTCTTTTTCTTTTACATTACCCCCTTCAATAGTCGTAAAACTCCACCTCTGCCAATCATCCCACTCCTGTTCACCACAAAAACACCACATATCATAAAACCAACTCGCAGTTCCATCAGGAGTAGAAATAAACAATGCCCAACCCTGTTTATCTGCCAATGCAGGCCTGATAACCTCCGCCCACACATCCCTTTCCATAAACGCTGCTTCATCCAATACAACCCCTGCTAAACTTCTACCTCTCAATGCCATTGCATTTTCAGTCCCTTTCAACTCAATACTTGACCCATTTATCAAATCAATCCTCAAATCTGTCTCATTCTTACTTTGAATCCAAGTTTTAGGTGTTAATCTCTTCAATTCCTTCCACGCAATATCCTTTGCCATACGATAAGTAGGAGCACAATAGAAATAAACCTCTCCAGGTCGATTGATAGCTCCTCTGAGTAACTCGATACAGGACAAATAACTCTTCCCAAACCTTCTTCCAGCAACCAACACCCGAAATCTTTTCTCACTATTAAACACCTCCCCCTGTGCATACCTTAAACTGATCTCATTCAAGCTCATATCATCCTTTTTTTCATAATATTACTCATTTTCTTTCGCATTTTATACTTTTAAGGCTATTATCGAAATAATAACCCCCATCACAACCTCTATCGTGGCTGAATCTTTTATAAATAATCTTAACTACGATCTACCTGCTCCTCAACGTAAACCTCGTGTTCAAAAATATACAGGAGGCTCTAACTCAAGAGCAGTTATAGAAGCTCGTTGCCAACGTCTTTACTCAAAACAGCTTGAAGGTAAGACCACCAGACAATTAGTCATTGAACATTCTCAAAAAGAAGGCATTTCCTTAGTAACAGGTTGGCAAGATTGGAAAAAAGTTAAAGAATGGAATGATGAAGATTGGCTTAAAGAAAGAGATAAAATGATTCCTCGTCTACAAGCTATGAGAATGCGTCTATTTAACAAAGCCATATCAAAAGGTCAACTTCAAACAGCTGCTCAAATTCTCGATTCCCTAGGTAAAGTTGTTGGTGAATCCGTAGAAACAGTAAATATTCAAGCTCCAGAACTTGCAATTCGCATAGAACCAAAGCAATAAAGATTCTCAGAATATATTTAAGTTACTCACGCCACACATCCAGGAAAAAAATTTTACAACCCTACCCCATAGCTAAAAAAATAAATAAAGATTTCTTTAATATGCATAGCTAAATTAGATATAATTTGATATCATTAATACATAGGGTTTGATACTTTACTAGTTCTTAAATCCTTTCTAACAGCTGTAATTATCTTTCTAAGTTAAATACAGTTATCTAAGCTTACAAGCCTTTACAAGCTTACTTAAGCTAAACACATTAAAATTATTTAATTAAACTCATGCCAAGCATTATTTTTGAAAGTTTTGATGATAGATCTATTGAGTTAGATCTAACCAAAACAAATGAAAAGGAATTAAAAAAGGAATTCAATAAATTTATTGATCCATTAATAGAAGAAGTTAAAGAGGAGAATAAAAAAAATGACTAGAACAATTATTTTTCTAAGTTGTTTTTTAATTCTTCTTTGGCAAGGATTAACAATTACAAACACATTAAAAACAAGATTAGAAGAAAGAACTAATCAAGTACAAACACTTTTAAATAGGATTTAATCATGAAAAAATTTTTAAACTTTGAAGAATACAACGCAATTCTTTTAGCTATTGATACTTCTACTGATTACATAGTTAATGGTAGAAGTAAGAAAAAAGAATTTTATGATACTTTATTCAATAAGTTATTTACAATAACTGAAGATGACTTATTAAAAAAAGAATCAATTAATCATCCTATAAGTAAGACTTGATTGTCTTACTTTTTTTATTCAAAATTATTTAATTAAACAAATGAAACTAACAAAATTTCAAATTGAAGATGATAAAATCTTTCAAGGTTTTTCGGATGGTAGCACTTGGAATGGTTGGAGTAATCCATATTTCACATTAGAAGTTGCTAAAGAAGTATTAGAGTATTATCAAAATCAAAGTTGTGAAGAATCAAAAAAACAATGGTTGGATTGGAAATTAGAAGTTGATAAAACATTTATGGGGATAGATTTATATTATTTTGGTGGTGGTTATATTTGGTCGGAAGTTACTAAAGAAGAATTAGAAAGAATTGATTTAATAAATAAAGTTATTGATAATTGCAAAAAAGATGATGAATATTTAAGAGATATAGTAAATGAATATTTTCAACAATTAGAAACAACTTGTAGAGGATTAGATGGAATAAAAGAAACTTTAGAAGAAAGGGAGAATAAAGAAAATGTATAAACAACATAATCCTAAACTATATAAACCATTAATGAAAAAACTATTAGATAGTTTAAGTTCAGATTGGTATGATTCTTGTTATGGTAATGATTTAACAGCAAGTGCTAGTAGAAATATTAATGATGATCATGTTATGACAGTATATTTTCCTAATTCAGATATATATGATTTTGATAAAGAATTATTTAATAGATTTGAGTTATGTGAAAATGTATTTACTAGTAAGGATTCAATAAGTTTAGAAACTATAGAAGAAGTTATTGAAAAAATAAAAGAATTAGAAAAATAAAAAAATAATAATAGTTGCTTAAAGGGTTATTAAATAACTTTTTATGAAACTATTTTATTAGTTTCTTATTCACTTATTTTATTTAATTATTATGAAACCAGATTTATTAAATTACATCGATGGTGTAGTTAATGAAAGACTAACTTTGTTGCATGAGAGAGAGAGCGATCCGACCTGGAAAGATGAGAGTGAAGATTTAAGAGAGAGTACGAAAGAAGAAATTAAGCTATGTAATGAATTTTTAGAAGAATCTTTAAAACTACAAAACATAGGAGATATTTAAAAATGATTTTAAAAATGTCTAAAGGTAATGCAAAGTTATCAAAAGATACTTTGATATTATCTATATCAGCTGGCATAACCTGCCCTGGAAGTAATGCCTGTAAAGCTTGGGTTACTTTAAAAGATGATAAGAGAGTATTAAATAGAGGTCCTGAAAGTATGTTTACCTGCTTTGCCGCGAGTGAAGAATTAAGATACCCGAATGTTTTTAAATCAAGGAAATATAACTATGATTTGATTAATAGTTATGTTATTAAAAAAGATTTAAAAGGATTAACTGATTTAATTAATAGATCTATTCAAGCTAATAGAAAGAATATTACTAAAGTCAGGATACATGAGAGCGGAGATTTCTTTAATATTATCTATCTTAAGGCCTGGTTAAATGTAGCTAAGTTGAATAAAGATCTTAAATTTTATTGTTATAGTAAATCACTTGATTTTTTCTTAAAGGTATTACTTCCAAATAATTTTTATATGGTAGCCAGTTATGGATCAAGATTTGATTACTTGATAGACCAGGGATATTTTCCTAAATATTCAAAAGTTGTATTTAGTGAAAATGAAGCAATAAGACTTGGTTTACAAATAGATAAAGATGATAGCTTATGTTTTGGAAATAAACCCTTTGCACTTTTATTACATGGTTTACAAGAGAAAAACACTTTAAGTGCAATGGCATTAAGAGAAATAAAAAGAAATAAAAAACTAACTAGTGTTTAGATTTTAAATAATTAATTAAAAGTAAATTAATCAGGATATTTAAGTTTTTATCATTTGATTTTAACTTATTTAACCTGGTTAAATGCTTTTTAAGCTCATCATTAGTGGTGATGTTGTGATTATGACAGAATTGTTTGATGTAGCTCATATTAGGGCGAATTAGGGCGAAAATTTGATTAGTAAACTAATAATATGATATCATACATACATAACTTTATATCATTTAATTATGAATGAAAACAAACTAAACGAAACAAAACCAATTATTTGGTTTGATGGTAGAGAATCAACGAGACAACTACCAGCTGAATGCATAGCAGATTGTAGCGGATCAGGTGATCAGACTAACAATGTTACAGGATGGGTAGAGCATCTTAATTTTGATGGTCCTGTAGAACTTTTTAAGGAGCATTTAGAACAATATGGAAATTGGGATGATGAGCAATTAAAAGACCATTACGAAAACAGATTAAGAGTTTTATGGTTATGGGCTTGCGATTGTAGTGAGAATCCAGGTAGTTACGATTACTTGTATTTAGGAGTTTAAATAAATGAAACTATCAGAAATTAAAATTGCTACTACTGTCGCAATAATGCAGAGTGCAACAACTAAAGATGAAAGAAAGAGTTTAACTGTTTCTGAAGATGTAGAAAGACAATGTGAAATAGTTGGTCAGCATTTGGGAAAAGCATTTTTATTGGAATGTATTACTAATGCTGAGAACTGTTTAGATGATTCAAAAAAATTTACTGAAATCATGAAACAGTTTGAAAAGGTTGGAGCTAAATTTTCTGAAAATGTGGAGTTGGACTAATGAAAGTATTAAAAAACTCACAGATTAGACTTGAGACTTTAAATCATGCTCTAATTACAAGTCCTGATGGCAGAGAATGGAGGATCTCACATTGGGCAGTAGATATTGAAAATCTTCATGAAATTCTAGTTGTATGTCATTCAGCAGAAGGTTTATGTATGGATGAAATTACTGTTACCTGGGAATCTATTAAAGATTGGTCGATACAACTACAAACTGAAGGTTATAGGATTGCTTAAATGAAAGAAAATTTAGAAATCACTAATGACATTAAAAATAATTTTAATAGTCATTCTGAAACTTACATATTAGAAAAAATTCTAATTAAAAAACATAAGTTAAAACATTCAACTGCTTATCTTTATCTACATAATTTTAAGGAGAAATATGGTAAAAGAAAACCCTAATAAAGAATCCTGTAGAGAAAGAATGAAAGAACTTATTCGAGTAAAAAAACTCAATAGGAATCAAGTAGTTAAAAGGTGTATGAGAGAATTTGATGACGTTCATAAATCAACTTTTTACGGTTGGTATGATGAAGTTATTAATGAACCTGATATAGTCTCTTGGGAGGAAGATAGGAAGCTAGAAATAGTATCTGAATATCAAATTAAACAAGATCTTGTAGAGAGAATGTTTAATCGTAATATGGAACAATACGATAAGTATTGTGATGATTACGAAGATAAAGAAGATGCTGAAACATTAGCCAATATCGAGAAGTATGAAGATAGACTTAAATACTTCATTAAAAAATAACATACACGAAAATTCGCTAACGAAAATGATTGACAACCCACTAGAACAGCAAACTTTAGAAACTCTTGATAGTCTCTACATTAATGAAAAATTTGAAGAGCATTGTTCTGATGCTGCTAAAGAATTAGCAAAAGAATATAATCTCAATCCAGATTATTATGAACCTTTTATTGAATTCTACATAGAACAATGTAGAGAATCAGACAGAGGTTATTTTTTCGGTAGTCAAAAATATATTATCGATCTCTGGTGGGATCATAATAAAGATCTGTATGAAACTAAAACACCTTATATGGAGATTAAAAAATGAATTTTAAATTATTAAGTTTTGTTCGACATAAAGAACAAGATATAGAAGGATTAGTTATTAATCCTAATGATAGTAAATGTTCTCACGTCACTATTTATGATCCAGATTGTCCTAATGATGATGACTTTTCAGAAGAATCTTATGGTTTTGGAAGTGCCTTAACATTTAACAGTAGTGAACTGGAACAGATTAAAAAACCTACTGAAGAATTAATTAATAAATGCAAAGATGTAATAAAAACTTTTAAAATTTAATTTTTTATATATTCATTAACAGCAGTTCTAACCTGATGAGCGATGGGGATACCTTCTTCATCGCTTTTATCTTTTAAGGCTTCAAATTGTTTTACAGTAAAATTACAAACATATCTTATGTAATCTGTCTTAGGTCTGGGCATTGATATAAAAATATATGAGATATATATAACATAACATAAAAAAGACTACCAGGTATAAACCTGATAGCCTTTTGGTTTACTGATGAGTAACATCACCCGTGTGCAAGTGACTAATTGCTTATGAAAGGGTTAATTACGTCATGAAATAACGTTGACTCCCCAGACATCCTCGATGGGAACTCATAAACATCTTCAATTGAAAGGTAGAAAAAACCATTTAGAGTCATCAACAGAACTTTCTTTTGAAGGAGCAGCAACTAACCTTATTATATATCAGATAACTGATATCAATGTAAATATATATGACATATCATTATATCTTGAATGGCAATTTTAAGAAAAAGAAAAGAACCAAAAGAAAAAGAATATATATATAAATAAGTATATTTAT